ACGCCAGCCTTCGAAGTCAGACCAGTTCATCTCATATTGAGCGCCTAAGTATGTGATGTTACCAAGTGAAGATGGGTGATGAAAGTGACCAGAGTACACTGTATCAAACTTGTTAAACATAGTCGAGTTCAAACCATGATCACAAAGTTGACCCTTCATCATCTCATACCCAGTTATCTCAAAATGACCCATAAGGATTTGAGACTTTGTTTGCTCAAACGCCTGAATAGAAGCATCGTAATTATCTTGGCATATCCAAGGCGATAACATAATCTTACATCCATCCATTTCTAATTCTACTGGCTTGTCCCAGTATAGACTGATGTTGTTATATTTACTTTCGCCATATAACTGACGTAGACTATTAATCTCATTAGTGTTCTTATAGTATACATCATGGTTACCAGCAATGATATGTACATCTAAGCCCAAGTCATTACACGGTTTCATAAAATGTTCTTCTAAGTTTTTAGCAGTGACAAAGTTAATATACTTTCGTCTATCTGTCAAATCACCTAGATGAAACACTGTCTTAATATCATTCTCAATAAGATACGGAAAGAAGACCTCACGATGAAATTTTATAATATGTTCTGCAATAGCAGCATTATCATTTCGTGCGCCCCAGTGCGTATCGTTCAATATAGCAATTTTCACTGTCGTCTATGTCCTTCATAAATCTTTAAGGCCTTTTGCGCCTCTTCAACTATTGTATTCAATGTGCTTGCGTAGTGTTGTCGCTGTTCTGGATGTACGTTTTTATTAGTAACTTTCTCTATCATATCAGCGATAACTACTGGTAATCCAGTACTCATTTTTCATCACTTTCCATAAACTTTTCAAGACCCTTTTTGGTCTTCTTTTGTTGCTTTTTCTTTGACTCCATTCTCTTTTCGTAAGTAGATACAAAGTCATTCATATAATCATTATTCAAATCAATGTATGCGGCATCGCCCTTATCGTCTTGACCCTTCTCAACAGCAGTACCTGTGATTACAGAGTTCTCTACAACTTTGTGCTTAATGTATAGTTGTTTCTTCTCTTTATCAATACGTCTTAAGAACGCATACCAAATGATTTGCGTAAAGTAAGCGAAAGGGTTACTGGATTTTGTGGGATCAAAATTACCTAATGCTTGAATAGCATTTTCTAAACCATCACTGATCATATCATCTTTATATGAATAGCCAGAGAAGTTTGGCTTAGTTGCAAGTTTGGTTGATATTTGATATATACATTCACCTATGTAATTTGGAATAGGTGGTGCAGTCTCACCAGAATCTTCGGCCTCTTGGCAAGTTTTCTTGTAGTTTATGATTGCTTGCAAAAACTCTGGGTTATTAACATAATTTCTTCTAGCTTTTCTTGGCATAATTACTCCTATACAACTGTACAATTCATACCACTATATCATAAGATATTATGTTTGTCAAGGAGTAAATTAGCCCTTGACAGGTCTTACGAAAGGGTGTATAATGATTATAACATCTATGAAATATATTAATGCATTTTAGAGTTCTTAGACTCTACCATTGCTGTAAACATCTCTTCTAGTTCATCATGATCATCTTCTTCATCAAATGGCGTTGCATGTGTCTTAGTTTGATCAAGGAACTCTTCGTAATGATGTATTGCTTTTGTATTGGCATCATCTAAAAAGAGTATGTCATCTTTAGATATAGAGACACTGTTCTTCTCAGCTAGAAGTAACCAAGACTTAGCATAAAATCCATATTTATGGTCTACTTTAATCTCAATAGGATTGTGAACGATAACACGATTATCAAACTCTTCATCCATGATTGCTATTAGGTCTTCACCTGTTTTAAGTTTGATAGTAATACATCTTTGCATTTATTATCCCTTTAGATCAACGTTGTAGATGTTAAAATTAAATCCTTCTTCACTATAGATTTTTATTCTTTCTTTAAAATGTCTTACTGCAAAATTCTCTTTACTCTTCCATGTCAAGTCATCAACTATGTCGTAGAGAGTTGCTTTATCTTTTCCATTGCCTTTTCTAAGTACCCTACCAATCGATTGTAGATTGCGAATACGAGATTTAGAAGGACTAGCAAAGATAATATTATCAAGACGCTTAATGTTAACACCAGTAGAAAAGGTACCATAGCTAGCCAATATAATATTATCTGTAGTCGATTCGGCAATGCCTCGAACTGCTTCTCTATCTTCTGCTCCAACACCCCCATGAATGAAATGTACCGTTTTTCCATCTTTCTCGAGGAGTGGGTGTAATACTTTCCCGTGTTTATCGACGAATTGAAAAAGTATGAGCGTATTGCCCTTAAGTGACCACGAAAGGTTTCTAATAAATTTATTACGTGCTTCATTACGAACAATCCAATCTATTTCCTCTTGATACCCCTTATTTTTATTTAGTTGTCTTGTTTCTTGAGGATATGACAAGACTAGAGACTTGATATCAAAGTCAGCTAGAGTTCCGTCATCTATGAGTTTCTTCGTTTCCGTTACTTGCTTTACTGGACCAAACAAACCTTCTAGTACAAGTTTATGAGTTTGACTATCATCTAACGTTCCCGTAAAGCCATAGCGATACTTGATATGAGGTGTCTTCTCTAATACTTTTGTGAGAGACTTCGCTTTAAACAAGTGTGCTTCATCACCAATGATTACATCAAACTTCTCGTACCAATCTTTACGTAGTTTGTAGATAGATTGCCATGTTGTTACTGTGTAATCTGCATCAACGTTTTTGTCAACGCCAGCCATTATCTTGTGAATATCTAAAGGTCTGTTCTTATTATACTCAACAAAGTCACTTGCCATTTGAGATACAAGTGATGTAGTAGGTACTACGATAAGAACTTTACGACCTTGTTCTACATGCGACCGTGCGAGTAGATATATAATGAAGGATTTCCCGCTTGCGGTTGGAGACAGAAATAGTGTCCGATGATTATATAATGCATGAGCAACCGCATCGTTTTGATAATCTCTTGGTTCAAATGCACTGTCAAACTCCTTTGCTAGATCATTGCCTGCGTTTTCGAAGTACTCTTTTTCTGGGTATAGTTGTTCGTCTATTGTAATTTCGTAGTCACGATCTTTGCAGAACTTTACTAGATACGGAAGAAGTCCAGCATAGACAAGACCAGTCATTGTATTGAGTAAGCGAATCTTACCATCCCAGACCCGATTTTTATATGCCGGCATAAACTTATAACCAGGCACGTAAAATTCAAAGTAGCCAGACATCTCCATCTTAACAGATGGTTCTGCGTTCACTCTTACGTTTACATTATCAATCTTTTCTACGTGGACTTTTTCCATTACATAGCACCAGTTCTAAATCGCTCCCAATCAACAATAGTTTTAAGCTGGAACCCACGATTACTAACCATTTTAATAATCGCTTCAAGATAGTTCACTTTTTCTTCTTGCATACCAATCTTTAAAGACTGATCAATAATATCTTGGTCTGCATCAAGATAAGTAGAAATATCTTGTCTTAGAATCTTAAGTGGTTGTGGTGTCCAACCATAATCTTTTAATTCTTCAGAATCTAGTTCACCTTTGTAGTATTGTTCTTTGAGTAGTTTCAATTGTTTATACTTAGCACGAAGTTGTTTAAGCTTCATACCTTCTTCCATGTAAACACGAAAGTATTTATTGTGTAGTTTAGGAATGTTAGCACTTTCGCCAGATACGTTTGTTTGATCAATCTCACTGTCTTTAGACCACATTTCATATATTTGTTCGATCTTCATAATATAACTCCATCAGAATTCAAGCATGTTTCATTATATAACCATTTGAGTTATATGTCAAGTATTAAATTGCATCAATGGTATAGGACGCATATCTAAAAGTGATATCACAAGTAACGTAATTGATATCGGATTCTGTAGTATTCATTGCAATATCACCAATGTTAGTTGGGAACATGTCTACAAACTTTACTTGAACACCAGGGTTTTGCTTACTATCTAATAGAAACAAAGTAGCGTCTGAATATAGACCATCGCCTGCAATTAGATTGGCGTGTTGAGCAAACTCTTCTGGAT